TATCTCAGCTCCACGATCCACTTTTCCACTTGCATTTTAAACTCTTTTTTGTTTTTAAGGAGTTTACTACCATTAATAAGAGAATATAATCCCGATTCGTTGATGTAAACTGCTTTACCTTCGTTATAAGTTAAAGGTTTAACTCCACCTAGAAAATAGAGGTCGTGTATCTCTACCCCCTTTAATAATAGTTTCAATGATTTTTTATGCTTATTTTTAACATGTCTAATTAAAGCATCATTTATATTTTTGTATCCCAATACCTCACAAACATCTTTACCACAAAAATATGGTTCGTTTATAGTACCAGATAATTTAACTTGATGAGTTTTACTACCAATATTAACGGTCATATATTCGCGACACTTACCAAGGTCAATTAAGGCATTCATAATAACTTCTTTTGTATTTATTACCTTAAAGTTTATCTAACAAAAGGGCCTTGCCCATATAGATCTTGATGAATCCGATGTAACCGAAAAAGAATTAATCGAAGAAATGAAGGTTATTAACGACCAAAAATTAACAAAATCTTTTTAATTTTAACCTTTAAAAGGTTAAAATTAAATTTGTTGTGCAAACTCACTCTTCAACATTATATTTTATTATTTCCCCACCATGCTTAATATACACTTTTGATCGTTTTTCAAAGTGTTTCTTCAAAGTAGGGTGAGAATCTACCAAATCAAAAATAATGGGTTCTACATCTTTTCTACGCATAACTCTGCCCATAAATTGGATGTAATACGACACCATGTCAGCTGCCGCCAAAAGAGTGTCCAATCTGGGATGGTCAAACCCAGTACCAATTTTGGAGTTGGTACCAATAAGAATGCGGGCCTCTTTGTCGAATTCCTGTTGTTTGCCAAGAAGAGATGTAACCTTTTCTCCAAGTTGAACCAGTTGTTGCATCAAATATTGTCCGTGTTCGACGCGTTTGACCAGAATAAGAAAGACTCTATCTTTAAATTGTCTGACTATATTTATAATCAGTTGATTCCGTTTTTCATCTTTTGCTTGCTCGTCCAAAATACTGTTCCAATCCACCGTTGATTTATAATTTGGACCAACACGCAAATATTTTTCTTTGTTGGGGTTAAAGCCCGTTTTAACTCGGTACACTAAATGTTTTTTATTTAAAGTATATTTAACCTTTTCTTCGCCAAAGAATAAGTCAAAAAGCGAATGATAGCCGTCGTCTCGATATGGAGTGGCTGTTATTCCTAAAAGGTAGCGTGGAGTTAGATGCAGCAGATTTTCGGACAATTTTTCGGTCAAACATAAATGCGCTTCGTCAACTATGGCGAACCCATAACTTTTTAAGAAATTTTTGTCAATTTTATGAATGTTACAGGCATTAATAATACAGAAATCTGAAGGATTGGCAGTAACCATATTTTTAATCTTGTTGGGTTCGATGATGGAAACAGTGGCGGTTGGTAAGAATTTTTTAATTTCCGACTCCCATTGTTCTAATAGTGGTTTTTTGGGGACCACAATGAATGTTTTGAGTTTAATTTTACTTGCCATGTTTATAGCAGTCACAGTTTTTCCAAACCCGGTGTAACAAGATAACATGGCACTTTTACTTGTTTGAAGTAGAGTGAGTGCTTGATCTCTGCAGTTTTTTTGTTCTTCTCTCAAACTACCTTCGAATTCGCATTTTATACTTCCCAACATCTTACGACCAGGTCTCTCAACATCTATATTTTTTTGAGAAGCCAATCTCAAACCATAATTAAATGGTATATTGCATGGTCTACTTTCAATATCTTCATTTACAGAAAATACATAAATAGTCTTTGTTTGACTTGTACCATATTGTTTATTTCCAGACTCTATTTTCTTAGTCAAGTCTTTCTGCATTTTCATTAGTACTTTATCATCATATAAATTTGTGTGGATAATACATGCCATTTTATTATAAGTTTTTTAAATGGACAATTTCAATTTTAATTTTCTCTCCGACCCGAATTTTGAAAATTTTTGATTTAATAAGAGACATTTAATAAATGTTTACAATTAATGGAAAAAATATAGCATTATCTTCTGGTGATACTATGAACAGTCTGAAAAACAAAATTTCAGCTACTCTCGGCACTTTACCAGCTTTATTAGGAACTATTCCGACTAATATTATTGATGGAGGAAACTACACCATTTCACCTATATTTTTTAATTTTCTCGAAAACATTAAAATGGGCAGAGATGACTTCAATTGGGAAGATGTCGAAAAAGTGGAAACTCTTGATCTTAACTTTTTAAAAAAATTATATATTATATCTAAGGTTCAATTAACCACAGAAGAGTTTGGAGGAGTTAATATTGGCCAAGCTATTAATGTTGCCTTTCTTCATTTGGAGATGGAGTTTGGAGCAGAAGAATTAGATACCAATGTGTGGTCGAATAGATCATCAACGATCAAAGAATTTAAAACTTTGATTGAAGAAAATAGAAAAAAGGTCGAAAAGCAAGGCCGGTCGAATGATATGTGGGGAGGCGTCGTACCAACATTTACCAACACGTTGTTCATTTCGACCAAAATCAGCCACACAACAGAAATACCTAATTTATTGAATCAAAATGAATTGATGGTATTTGATGCCATTAAGCTAAACAATGTTATAGTGGCATGTTTTTACGGGGATTTAATTAAATATAATGTTGAATTTAAGCCTTTAATAGATGAGTATTTGAATCAAGAAAGTTCAAAGAGTTTGTTCTTGTCAAAAAAGGTTAAAGTCGGAGACATTGTGCGAATTATGTTGAATCTCAAGGCGTTCAGTAATTTGTCAAGTCCCCGAACAAAATATAAGATGATAAATATTTTTGTCCGAAAAGAAACAATAACTATTGCAATTGAAACTTTAATTGTTGAATCTAGTGTGAATAATAATCTTAAAAATTTAATTAAAAATGTTTTAAGCGAAAATAATTTAGAAGGATATAATCAAAGAATCGAAAAAGAATTTTATTATGGCTCATATTCAGTCCCGATTAATATTCCTCTCGTTGTCTTAAAAGACCTTATTACCAACGATCCCAATGTATCCAATATAAGCTACATTAATGAAAGTGCTCTGATCAATACAAGGAAGTCCAATCTCAATATCTTTTTAAAAGGCCCCCATCAATCTGAACCAGGCGAGGATATTGGAGTGAGTTTATTTGAAAGACCAGATACTGTTGGGACATTTATTAGAATTAAAAAAATCCGTGGAGGTCCTAACCTTAAAACAAGAATAGATGGTTGTATTGCTCTTATTAACAAGATTCTTCAATATTCGCATACGAAAATCGACCCAATTTTAAAATATTACCGTCAATACATAAATTTAAAGGTTGAAGAACATATTTTAATAGAAGGAGGAACCATTGAAAATGGAGAAAATATGTTGAAAGATAAGGCTCCTGAAATTTTTCTCGCAAATTATACTAGACTTTGCAATAAACCCCCAATCATAATCGAAGAAAATGAACTTAAAGACAACGAAGATATAATAAAATTTCCAATTTATGGAGAATCTGAACAACGAATATATAAATGTCCATATCCAGATTACAAATATCCAGGATTAAGAGAAAACACAAAATTGGCAAATAAAAATATTTTTCCATTTGTTCCTTGTTGTTATCAAAGACCACAGCAAAATAGTAAAAATATGAAAATGTATTATAACCAAGAAGTTTACGAACAAAGAATAAATACAGGAGAAATTGGAAAAACATTGAAAATATTATCTCCTAAACGTATAGGTGCATTACCACCTAAAATTGATAAATTATTGACTTTTACGACTGGTAATAAATTTTATCGTTATGGGATACCAACTGGAAATGCGAGTTGTCTACAGATTTTGGAAATGGTATCTCCGAATGTTGTTACTCAACATTCGGAACAGACTATTAGATACGAACTTTCCAAACGAGCAGAACTATGCAAAGGTGAATTGCCAGATTCAAGTACAAAAGAAATTGCAAAAAAAATAATGGACCCAAAAACTTACATAAATCCAAGATATTTTAAAGGTGCTTTAGAAGACTACTATCAAATATCTTTTATTCTTTTTTCAAAAGATGAAGATGACTTTAGTACTTATCCCAATCGATTTATAAGATTCATTTGTCCACTAAAGAAGAAGGTTGTTTTCTTAATTGAACACCAAATACAAGAACACGTGGAATTAATTGTGGATGAAGAAACCTTAAATTATGTGAACAAACAAGGAAAAAAACCAATATTTGTATTTGAGAATAAAGATAATCAAGTTAAAAAAATTTTTGCAATGTATAAAGAACGCTTCAAATACACACTTTACGACATTGACAACAAACAATTCATAAGCACTCTAAACAATGCCACAAGCGACAGCAACACATTCAACACCTATCCATGGGAACATGTCTCCCCAAATGGAAAAATATTAAAATATGCAGAACCATTAAACCAATTTGTCGATGGATATGGCCAAACTCGACTTGTAGAATTTGAAGGCAAAATTAAAGGAGAAAGTGGAAAGTTAAATTTTGTTGGTCAGTTTCAACCTCTTCCATGTCTAAAATTACCGATAAAAAAATTAAATTATTTTATCGGTTTAAATAACCAATTATCAACACAACAAAAAGAATTAATAACTAAAAATTTTAAATGGTGCATATTGTATACAACAAAATTAGATATTTCCGACAATTACGTTCAACCATTCAATAAGTTTGCAAGTGTGAAACGATTGGCCGAATACATACTTTGGGCGGCATGTTACGCATACAGCAAAGTGCGCGGAGAAACGGGATTATCAGTGGATACGTGGATAACCGACTACACTCAGATAGTTGACAATTTTACTTATTCAAGAGTCACAATCAGACCTATATTTAATTTAGACGAATTAATGGTCAATAACAAGTTTATATTTAATTCTATTGAATTACAAGAGCGAATTAGATTCAATTTGAGTCTTATTTCGACCGTAAACTTGAAAGTGTTTGAAAGTAACATCTATCACTCTTTTTTCGCCGATATAACAAATTTCGCCGTTATTGAGCCAGCACAACTTGCACTTACGAAACAAGATTATTTTCAAAGGACTCGTGAACCGTATGTTTTAAATATTTTGGAAAGCAGTGGTGTTCAATATTTGCGTTCAAATACACTTTACTTCATTAAAGATTTGTTTGGCTACTATTCAAACACTCTGTGCTTATTTTTGTCTTCGTTTGAGAAATTAACCGACGCAGCTTTATCACTCTCGATTTCAAAAGTAGTTCCTGATGAAACTATAATGAATGTCACCGTTTTCAATAGCGAGGTTGGAGAAACTGTGAGACAATATTCTATTGGCAAAAAAGAACCAGCTGTAAATATTATCGCCATAAATATAAACAGAAATTGGTTTTATGGTTTAATTTTACCAGAATTTTAACATAATTTTTTAGGACTCGATATCGGCCATATTCCTTTCAAATCCGCTGGGGTTGAAAGGAAAAAATCACAATGAAAATATATTTTAAATTAAACTTTGGTTGACCTTAAAAGCTTGATCTCGGGTCTCAATGTATTTAGTATTGTTTGTAACATCGACACCTTTCGGAGTCTATCTTTTTTAACTTTAAGGTCGTCAAAAACCTTTTTCTTGGATATTGATGTTATTTGCGGACTCAAAGTTAGAATGTACCTTTTCAAGTTCCCTTCAAAATCTTCTTTACTTTCGGAGTTTATGATTGTATTCTCCACGGTTCCGTCGGCTTGAAGATGAGTGATTTAGTCAAGTAGTTTGTGTTTGGAGACGGTAAATAGTACCTTTTCATCGGTATAATAATTTTC